TTCGATTTTAGGCAACACATTCGAATTAACACTGTTTGGTCATCCATACGAAATTATTGAAGGTCTTAAGTTTGTATTTGCAGTTAAAGGTAGATACTACTTGACTTATGATTTCCCATGGGCAAACTTTAATGATTACACGTTATCTGTAACTAAAAATGCTGATAACATTAAGGTCCTTAGAAATACTTCTCAGTGGACTGGTAGTTCTAAATCTAATCAATCCCTATTTGATACTCAAAAATTTGTAAATGTAGCACCAGGATATAAAATTAAAATTGATGGTGAGGATGGAATGAGATCCATTCTCTCACTACCTCCTGTTGTATACGGCAATGAAAATAGACCCAACCAACAGATTTCAAATAAAATCTATGGCACCGTACCTGTAACTTCTTACAATGGTGTTGCAAGAGGTGAGGGTCTTTCCGTTGTCGCTATTCTAGAGTATGAAAAGGATTCGGAAGGTGAATTTGTTTATGATAGTGAAGGACTAAAAATTCCTACAGGTAAAATCGAAAAACTTGAATGGAACCAGCGTAGTTATGATCCTATCACACAACCCACCGCATATCAATACTTCATTCCACCAATTTTAGAGTTTATTTCTTTAGATGGTAATGGCGGAGGCGCTAGAGCAAATGTTCTTGTAAGTAAAGGACAAGTCATTAGCGTTGATATTATTGACAATGGTTCTGGATATACAACTGCTCCAAAGGTAGTTGTAGCAAGGGGTTTTGACGTTATTAGGGACACCAATACTTTTGGATTAGATCTTCAGTTTACTAGACTCAACCCATTTATTGGTGGTGTTGGAGAAGGTAGCGCCAGATTTAATATGGCGGCGTCTTCCGTTATCACCAGATCTTCTGATCCAGCCGTAACAGGTGGTTTTGTCAGTTCTATCTTGGCAAATATCCCAGCAGATACTCTCTACTGGCAGAGCACTATGTGGACATCTCTACCAGCAGTGGAAGATGCTCAACAGATGCCTGTTCTACAACCAGGATCTATTAAGATTGGATACTGGGAGACTGGATTTGATGCTCCTACCGTTACACCACAGACACAACCTACTAATATTGTTACATATCTCTCTTCTAGAGTTGATAATATTCAATCCTTTAGCACTTTCTCTGTCACGAAACAGATTACAACAACTGTTCAAAGAAAAATTGACAACTCCTTTATCGAGAACGTTAACTACTATGCTGCTGGTGCATACACAGTTGTTGATTTCCTCATTGGAGATACAGTTCTATATGTCAATGATACTCAGAAGTTTACCACAAACGGCAAACTTATGGTTGGTGATGAGGTAGTATTCTACCCACGCAAGATTTCTGATCGTTTCCTCAAGATTACTCGTGCTCAGGATAATACCAATGAGCAAGATTGGTTGGCAGGAACATTTATTAGACAAATTCCTGATCTGATTTCCATCGCACCAGTTGGTATTCAGAATATTCAATCTGAAGCATCTATTGTTACTGTTGGTACTGTAACTAATGTTTCTTCTTCTCAGAAGCAGAAACAGATTCAAATTGATTTGGATTCCGTACAAACAGTAGAAAAACAGATTGTTCTTAATATCAATCTAGATCAAAAGATTGCATCTATCTCTACTATTGAGAGTGTTAGAGAATCTCACGCAGAAGCAGGTGGTAAGTTTGTAACTGTTAAGTCTGCATTTAATATGAAGACTAATATCGGTCTTCATACACAACAACCACAAATTGTTACAAATGTACAGACCACCAAACAGTCCCTCGTTATTCAAGGAACTGTTGAGGTTAAGCATGATATTCATTTACAAAATATCACAACTGAGCGTCTTGGTCAACCTGATCCAGAAGCACCAATTGCAGCAACTGTATCTGAAGTGGCGGTGGTTGGTACTACCACCGTACTTGGCGCAGAAATTCAGGCAGCAAGCACAATTGTTACCGTTAGAAATGAAGTCTTTACCCAAATCTTCTTTGACCTACCACCAGCAGGATTTGTTGATGGATACGTTGAAGATGTTAACATTGTTAACCCATTCGTCCAGAGAGATGGAACTATTGTATTCTTGATTGATCCTAAGATCATTCAGTTAAGATCTGGTTTTACACTAGAAGTTGATAACTTTATCTTTGGTGAAAATAATGAGTATGTTGGCAATTATCTAAGAGGTAATGTTGGATCTACTATTGGCAATTTTGATTATGTTGGATATGACGATGGCACTGCTAATGTTTCTGGTCTCAGTATTCAAGATATGGATAGACTCTTCCGTGGTCTAACTATTACCGATTTTGAAGATAGAAAGAATACAAGCTATACCAAGTCAAATGAATACTTTAATCTAGGTCTCCCATCAATTCAAAATCCAGTCGCTATATATACTGGTGCTTCTGGTGCAGTTCCAGGCACTGTTGATGTTGCAAATACAACATACTTCCCAGATTCTGGACACCTATATTATAGTGATGGCACCAACTTTGGTGTAATTTATTACTCTGGTAGAACTGCAACTCAGTTCTTAGGTTGCGTAAGCGTCAACGGCGCTAACAATATTACCACTACTTCTGAAATCATTCCAATGGTCATGGAGTAAAACTGTATAAATATAAATAACTTTGGCACAAACCACGTCGGAACGAAAAACAAATGGCTGCTATTATCTCTGATAAGTTTAGGATTTTTAATGCTAAGCAATTCCTAGAATCGCTGACTGAGGGCAGTAGCGAGACTGATCCCGAAAGATCCAGAATGTACTTCTTCGTGGGTAGACCACAACCATGGAGAGCATACCTAGAATACTATTCCGAAGCGGGTGGTAGTTTCTCCGTTGGAGATGAGGTTTATGTTGGAACATATGGTTCCACAACGTTCCGTGCCACAATTGCCAAGATTTACGCTAACGCCCTACTACTAACCGACGTATTTGGTACTAACGGTGTTAACTCGACTCCTACATTGGGTCAAACATTAAAAGGAAGAACTGGTGGTGCTGGTGGTTCTGATACAGGCGTTACTGCTAAAGCAGGTGTCTATCGTTACGCAACTGAAGACGTTCCTCCCCTTCCTCTAGACAACCAGAGAGAAAAGTTTGAAGTATATGACGAATTGATCGCAGCAAAGCGTGTTACCGATTCCTTTGCAAGAACAGTTATTCGTCGTTACAACTGGGATCTAGTCGCCAATCCTAAGTATGACATGTGGAAACCCGACTATTCCGAAACACCAGCTGGTGGTGGTCAAATTGGTAAAGAGACCGCAACTGGCGAATCGTCTATTGCTTCCGCTAAGTTCTATGTTATGAACTCTTCTTATGAAGTGTTCAAGTGCCTCTACAACGGAGAAAATCCTTCTAACCTATCTGGTCAGAACGCAACTGAAGAACCTATTGTTGGTGGCGCTAACTACGATGCTGCTACTGGCATCTACACCGAGTCTTCTGGTGCTGGTTACATTTGGAAGTATATGTACACCATCCCAACTGATGACGTTTTGAAGTTCCTATCTTCGGACTTCATGCCTATTGTACTACCATCTAATGCTTCTCGTCAAGCAACTGAGCAGCTAGCAACTAACACTCCTGCTCCTATCGATGTTGTAGTAATCGAAGATGCTGGTCTAAACCTACCTGCTTCTCAAACACTTTACACCGCAATTCAGGGCGATGGCACTGGTGGTGTTGTAAGTTTTGTAACAGATGGTAATGGTACAATTACTTCTGCAAGTATCGAAACTCGTGGATCTGGTTACACTTATGCTAACGTTATCCTAGATAACGGTAACCTCTTCTCTGATGCTGGTCTAACCAGCGGTGTTGCAACTCCTGCAACTGCAACTGGTGCTCTAGAAGCAATTGTTCCTCCTCAAGGTGGTCATGGTTCTGACTTTGAGACTGAACTCAACGGCAAGCGTGTAATGACAAATATTCGCCTAACCTATGCTGAAGGTTCTGGTGATTTCCCTGTTGATAACGACTTCCGCCGCATCGGCATCATCAAGGACCCTCTTGAGTTTGGTAGCACTACTTATGCTACTGCAGATACCCTCTCTGGTCTAAAGGCAATCAAGATCAGTGGTGCAACTGCCGATTACATTCCTGACGAAGAGATTTCTCAGACTGTAACTGGTGGTACTGCAAAGGGAACCGTTGTTTCTTGGACACTTGACCAAGGTTCCACAACTAACGGTACACTCAAGTATATCCAAACAGTTGATGCTCATACAGACACTGGTACAGTAAGAGCTTTTGAAACTGGAACTGCTAACAAAGTTATTGGTGCTGCTTCTGCTTCTCAGGGTGATGTCAACAACAGCTATAATGGTTCGCTTCTAGGTTCTACATTTGCTTCTGGACTTGCTAATCCAGAAATTAAAAATAACTCGGGTGAGTTAATTTACATCGAGAACCGTCGTCTAATCACTCGTGCTCCTGACCAAATTGAAGACATCAAACTAGTCATCGAATTCTGATGTGAAAGAGACATCATTAATCCCTCCAGCAATGGGGGGATTTTTTTTATCTCTACTAAATACTAAAGACAAGATGCTAGTATTTGGCGGAGTACAATGCCACAAAAGACTAACTTTAATGTAGCCCCATATTATGATGACTTCGACGTAAGTAAGAATTTTTATAAGATTCTTTTCCGTCCTGGTTATTCTATTCAGGGAAGAGAATTAACTCAAGTTCAATCAATTCTCCAAAACCAAGTAGAAAGTTTTGGTAGACATGCCTTTAAACAAGGAGAATTGGTTATTCCTGGCGAAGTTGGGTTAAATACCAAACTTGATTACGTTAAGTTGTCGTCTGTATCAGAAGTTGCTATCAATGATGGTAATGGTATTGTATACAGAAAATATGATATTAGAGAACTTGTGGGGCAACAGTTAGTTGGTCTAACGTCTGGCGTCATTGGAACTGTCTTGTCTGCAAATATTGCAACCGAAACTACATCAGATACAGTATACGTTAAGTATGTAAATAGTGGCAACTCTAATAATGAGACTACTTTTAGACAAGGTGAAACTCTAGAAGTTGTTAATGGTATCAATACTCCACTTTTAGTTGTCGGTACTGATGGTAGTGTTCTGCCAACTAGCATTGCTATTACCGATCCAGATACAAAACAAGTATCTTCTATTGAAAGTCCTGCTATGGGATTTGCTTCTGCTGTTAAGGTAGAAGAAGGAATCTACTTTGTCAATGGATTTTTTGTTAGAAATGATTCTCAGCTTCTTGTTATTGACGAATATTATGATAAACCAACAGCAAAAGTTGGATTTACTATTGTAGAAAATATTGTAACTCCAGAGGAGGATCAATCTTTATACGATAATGCCCGAGGATCTTCCAACTTTACTGCACCTGGCGCACATAGATTACAGATTCAATTAAATCTAAAAGAATTTGGATTTGATGAAATCACCGATAAAAATTTCATTCAACTTCTCACTGTTAAGAGAGGTGCTATTCAGAAAAAAGTTACTCCTGCAGACTATTCTCTACTAGAGCAAACACTAGCACGCAGAACATTTGATGAGTCTGGCGACTATGTTGTAGATAACTTTGGTATTGATATCAGAGAGTATCAACAAAAAGATGGAAATAACGGCATCTATTCTGTTGATGAATTTGGTAAGTATAATGGAAAAGAAAGCGAAGAAGCTTCTAGACTTATGCTTGCTGCTATAGGTCCTGGTAAAGCATATATCAAAGGATATGAAATTGTCAACAAAGAAACCAAATATATTGAAGTTCCTAAAGCAAGAGAAAGTCTAAACACAGACAATGTAACTTTAAAAACGAGAGGTTTGCCAACATTCAATATTACCAATGTTTTTGGTAGTGTCCCTCTTAATGCAGAAGCACCAGAACTAACTGCATATCCAGATGTTTTCTTATATTCTACATTTAATGATGGATCTTTAGGATTTAATAATACTGAAGATGTAAATGCACACAGGCAAACATTATCAAGACGAGGACTGAAATTCAATCCAAGTGATGCTATTAAGACAATTACTATTGAAGTTCAATCAACTTCCAATCCAAACTTGGGATCGATCACGGATGGAACTTTTGAAAATGTAATTGGAGAACTTTGGTTTGTAAAATCTAGAAGTACATCTGGAGCTCCTGCAGTAGTTTCTTCTGTTAAATCTATTTCTTATGCAAAGATTAACAGACCAGAGATCAATCCTACCACAAGTGTCAAATATTTAGAGTTAACAATTTGTGGAAACAAAGATGATATTATTTCTCTAGTAGAATATGATGAAGGTGATCCTAATTTTATTAGAAAACTATTCAAGTCCGAAGCAGACGCTAAAGCGGATACTAGTTATTTTGGCGAGATTGTAGACTACAGTAATACTATTACTCCTTTAATTGGTAAAGTAAAACCAAATAACTTCAAGTTTCTTAAGAGAGGAGCTGGTTTTAATACAGATACGGATGTAGTTCTTTCTAAAGGTCGTCTTGCTGGCGGAGTATCTAGTTACAATTCTGTATTTGGATTCTCATTCTTTGATCCTACATACTTCACTAAAATTATCACACAGTCTCCCATTGCGAGTGTGACAGCGTTTACTGCTGGTCAGTATGTATATGGTCTAGAGAGTGGCGCATACGGCGTTGTAGAGGGTCCTGCTGATGGATTGTACACTGCCAAGAATGTCCTATTCTTAAAAGTATTGTTTGGAAGCTTCAAGTCTGGAGAAACCATTGCTGACGAATCTGGCAATACGCTCAAGATTGCAAAAGACAATACTATTTCCCACTTTGTTGTTGTAAGAAGAGGACAAGGATATACTGAAGACTTTACTATTTCTTTGAACGGTGTTGAATATGACAACAGTAAAGTACAATTAAAAGTGACTTCAGGCGGAAAAGTTTATGGTTGCAGTATTGTAAACTTTAATTCTGTCTCTGATACATATTCTCAACCACCTCTAGTAAGCATCAACACTCCATCTGGAGCAGATCAACCTTCTAGTAATGCAGTTATTACTGCTGTTCTAATTAGAAATGCTGTAACCACTTATAACGCTTCTGCTGTTAAATCTTTCTCTGCACAATATGGCAGTGGAAATGCAAATACATTTACCGCAGACGTAGAAGTTGACGATCAATCCTACGCAGAGATCACAGATGTAACTCAGTTTACTTTCTCTGGTAGTCAAGGATATAAGTTCCTAGAATCAAATAGTTTTAGTGCAGATGCATCTAGTCTCCTTTTACAGGGAGATGTCATTCAATTTACCGATGTTGACAATAACACTATTAGAGCAATTGTTCAATATGCAACAAAACCAATCGGTACATCTAAGACTAGAGTTTATCTAGATACAGCACTGCCAGCAGACGTTACTAATAATAGTATTGTTAGAATCAGACCAAAAGTTGCAAATCAAAATCAAGGTACTCTCCTATTCCCAACAGGAAGCAATGAGATTGAATCTATTGTAAGAGACCCAGAAGATTCCAAGATTAAGTATTATGTTAGAAGAGACTTTGTAACTGCAACTACTGTACAAGACAATATTACATTTGCTGCACAGTTACCTTTTGGAACTCAAAGATTTACTGCATTTACTGAAGAAAATTATATTGTAACTGTACTAGATGCTGGTGATGCACCAAATATTGTTGCTGGTGACATCGTATACATTCCAGCAGATGCAGTGGAAATTACATCTGCTACAGAAGGAACTACTGGACTAACTTCTGGTAGTATTAATATTTTCTTGTCTAAGGATTATTTTGGATTTATTCCTGAAAATGGACAGTATCCAAAACTAAAACTAACAGCAACATTAGAAGTTGACAAAGCAAAACCAAGATTAAAAACAGCAATTAGAAGAAAGAGAATTGTTGTTATCTCTTCTGGTGATAGAGTTGTTCCATTTAGAGGTAGAGATTTTGATTCGGATTCTATTGATCAGAAATCATATGCAGATGCTTTCAAACTAAGATATGTTTATGAAGGCACATCTACTTCCCCACCAGAAGTTGATACTGCTGGCAATTTAGTTGCTGGTACAGACATCACTGATAGATTTACATTTGATGATGGTCAGAGAGATACAATCTATGACGTTTCTCGTATTGTATTGAAACCAGGTGCTGAACCTCCCGCTGGTCAACTAGTTATTGCTTTCGATTATTTCGAACATTCTGCTGGGGACTTCTGTACAGTTGATTCTTATATTCACGAAGCAGGTGTAGACTCTAACGAAATTCCTGTTTTCAACTCTAACGTTCTTGGTCTAACAAAACTAAAGAATGTTATTGATTTTAGACCAAAGGTTGACAATGAAGCAATTGTTAGTGGTTTCCAAGATACATCTATTCTAGAGAGAACGGAAGGTTCTTTCTCCAGATCTGGTGCTGTTATTTCTGCTTCTCCTGCGCCTGACTCTAATTTAGAGTATACTTTCTCATTCTCGCAAGTTCAATATTTGTCTCGTATTGATGCACTGTTCTTGACAAATAAAGGAGAATTTGTAGTTAAAGAAGGCAACTCTTCTCTAAACCCATCCAAACCAGATCCTCTTAACGATGCAGTACCTTTGTACTACATGTACATCCCCGCATATACAGAGACCAGTAAGGATGTAAGAATTACTCCTGTAGACAACCGTCGTTACACAATGCGTGACATCGGTAAGTTGGAGAAGCGTATCGAGCGTCTTGAGTATTATACCACACTTAGCATCCTTGAGCAACAAGCTCTCAACATGCAAGTTAAGGATAATGTTGGTTTAGATAGATTTAAGTCTGGTTTCTTTGTTGACAACTTTGAAACCCATCGTGGTAATCTATCTTCTCTTGATCACCAGTCTGCAGTTGACACACAACAGTCTGTATTAAGAGCTCAGTCTAAAGAAGATTCTATTCTACTAGAAGAAGTTTACAATCGTGAAGATCAAAGATCTGTTGCTGGATATTCCAGAAAAGGAGATATTGTAACTCTTCCATACGAGAACCTAGAATTGCTAGGAAATGCTTTTGCTACTAAGACTATCAATCCAAATCCATTTGTAGTTCTTCAGTATGTTGGTGATGGAGAACTATCTCCCCCAGTAGATCAGTGGTATGACACCAGCATTGCTCCATTGGTTGTAGATAATAATACAAACATCTTCTCAATTTTCCTTGCTAAGGAAGATGTCGAAGAAGCATACTCCAGTCTCTATAATTCTTTTGTAATTAACTGGGTTGGTTCTGCTCCAGTATTTGAAAATATCAATTCTCTTGGTACTATCAACACAGAAGCAGTTAGATCTACTGTTGATCTTGCATCTACACAAAGTTCTTCTAATGTAAGTCCTGTCAACAATGCTGTTGGTAAGGGTATTCAACAGAAGCAAGTTGGTGGCAATGTTGTATCCAACTCTCTACAGTTCTTTGCAAGAAGCATTCCAGTTAAGTATGTAATTAGAAGATTAAAACCAAATACAAAAGTATATGCATTCCTCGAAGGAAGAGACGTTTCGCGTTGGGTAAATCCAGACCAGAGATTTACTGGTATTGCTGGCAACTCCCTGTCTTCCTTTAATGGAGATATTGTTACTGATGAGAATGGTAATGCTAGTGGAATTATTCTAATTCCTGCTGGTTTACCACCTAGAGAAAATAGCGCATGGTCTGGTAAGATTGAAGATGTAGATTATGACACATCTGCTGAAGAAGTACGTATTACTACTGGCATCAAGACTATCAGATTTACTTCTAGCTCTGAGAATATTGGTAAGGAAAATGTAGATACATATGCCGAAGTTAAGTTCTACGCTTCGGGTATTTTACCAGAAAATCCATCTAGCATTATTTCTACAAGACCATCTTACTTCAAATCTAATGAGGGTGTCCAGTTAGTTAACAGCAATACGGACAATCCATTAAAGCCAAATCCAATGGCACAAACATTTAAGATTGAAAACTTTGATGGTGGAGTCTTTACAACAGGTGTAGACCTCTTCTTCTCTAAGAAGAGTGAAAATATCCCATGTAAAGTATACTTGACAAATGTAGAGTCTGGTAAACCAGGCAAGAATATTGTTCCTGGCACAGAAAAAACTCTCACTCCATACACATATCTAAAAGTATTTGGTAGTGGAAACATTTCTCTATACAAAGGAGAGAGTCTAGTTGGTCAAAGAAGTTCTGCTTCTGGACCTATCGTTAAGATTTACGATAAGAACAATGTAGAGCTTGTCGCTACTGCTAGTGGCAAGTATTCTCTCACCAATGAGCAAGTATACACTGTAGTTCTTTCCAACCACAATGGCAAGTCATTTATTGCTAATGAAGGTTTGGTTTCTGAAACTCTAACTTTAGATAATGCTAAGAATAATACAGATCTAACTTTACAGATTGCCAAAGATAGCGGCAGGGTTACTAGACTAAAAGTTAAGGCAACAGGTGGAAATTATTCTTCTGCTATTGCTGTCATCGAATCCCCACAACTTCCTGGCGGTTCTACTGCTACTGCAAGACTCGATGTTTCTGGTGGTCGTATTTACAATGCAGAGTTGTCTCTTTCTGGTTTTGGTTACACAGAAGCACCTTCTGTTGTTATCAAAGGAGTTGGAAATGGTGCTGCTGGTTGTGAAATTGAGTCATTTATTACTATTGATGTTCCTGCTGTAAGAATGGGCATTGCTACTGATAGTGGAGATGTTACAGAATCTACAACACCAACCAACTTTGAATTCGAATACCCAGTATATCTTGAAAATGAAGCAGAGTATGCATTGGTCATTGAAACAGATTCTACAGACTACGAACTTTGGGCATCTAGATTAGGCGAAACTGAAATTGCTACTAGCACTACAGTTACAACTCAACCATCTTTAGGTTCTGTGTTCAGATCTCAGAATGTAGATAACTGGACAGAAGACATCTTTGAAGATGTTAAGTTCACTCTATACAGAGCAGAGTTTGATATCTCTCGCCGTGCTGAATTGCTTCTGACTAACCAACCACTTGGTTATGAATTAGTAGAATCTGGTGTATTCCAAACAAATGCATCTGCTAAGTCTAATGCAGACTCAACATTGTTTGGAAATAACAATAACATTGTGAAGGTTAATCATCACAACCATGGATTCGAAGATAGTGGTAAATCCTATGCATTCTACAAGAACGCTGATGAGGTAGGTGGTATTTCTGCTTCTACATTGAATTCCAATCTATTCCAAGTTTCTAACTCTGGTATTGATACGTATTCCATTTTCTCCACATCAAAAGCATCTTCCAATTCTCTTGGTGGTACAAATGTTCTTGCATCATATAACAGAAAATATGAATCTCTCTATCCACAGATTAGATATATTTCCAGCACTGGAACTAAAATTGAAACGGATGTTATTACAACAAACATTCAACCTGTAGATGCAATCACATCAAACTATGAGTCATATTCTCAAACAGAATATGAAAGAACATTCTTGAATGAAACTCATTTCTTTACTAATCAGAAGGTTATTGCTTCGCCAATTAACCAGACTATGAATGGAATTGAAAGATCCTTAACATATAAGATGAATCTTTCTTCGACAGTATCGTACCTGTCGCCTGTTGTTGATTTGGGAGTAGCGTCTCTCAAGACATCCACAAACAGAGTTGAAAATGCTTCTGGTAAAGAAAATCGTTTTGGAAGAAGAGACCAGATTCTGGAATTCTTACCTGTTTATAGTTTCACGGTTTCTAATACAACTGGCACCACAATTACAACAGGTCAAACTGTAATTGGTCATGAAACTAAAGCAGTTGGTACAATTGTTAAAGTTGTTAATGATACTATTTTTGTTAAAGTCAGTACAAATAATTACTACAGTTTAAGAGATGGACTTAAGTTTGGAGATCAAACATCTCTAAACCCAGATTCTTCTATTGTAAATCCAACTTTAGCACAGCACCCAATTAAAGTCAACAGCAATCCTGTTCAGCAATTCTTTGATATTCCAGATGCTTCTCCAATTATTGCGAGAAATCCATCTACTCCATCTCAAGTATATGAGAACACTATTGATGGAAATACCGTAAACTGGAACAGACGTGATAATAAGTTGACAGTAAGAGTTGATAGAAGACCTATCAATGATGACTTTAATGGAAGGATTATTGACAACTCTTCCTTTAACAGAAATGCTGATGTTAACGAACAAGGATTTGATATTTTCCGTGTAGGAGATATGATCTCCTATCAGGGTCAGGCAGAAGATGAACAAGAATTCTTGGAAGTTGCTTCTGTTGGTTATACAAATGGAACTCAATTCATCGAAGAAAATACTTCGAAGAACAGTTCCTCTGTTGCTAAGTATGTAACAAAAGAAATTGCAATTAGCAACCCTGCTACTGGAATCAATGTGCATCTAACAGCAAATACCAAAGACATTGCAAACATCGAAGTTCTATATAAGTTTAAGAAGTCTGCAAGTCAAGAAAACTTTGAAGATATCGAGTGGATCTATTTCAATGGAAATGGTCAACCAGATGTCTTTGAGATTGCAAGTTCCGAAAATACTATTTCTGGTATTTCGGAAAAACAATCTTCTTATCAAGAACTAGTTTATAGTGCTAATGATATCGAAGAATTTGCATCGTTTGCCGTCAAGATTGTAATGAAGTCTCCTGATCCTGCATACGTACCTAAGATTCAAGACATCAGAGCCGTTGCTTCTTTCTAATTTCCGCGTATGTCTTATATCAAGGTAAGTGGTCACGACGGGTTAGTAAGGGACGAAAACACAGGCGCTATCATTAATCAGAACGTTTCTGCTATTGAAGCAAGACGTAAAGCGAAACAGCTAAGTTCCGCGTTAGATGACATAAATATGTTGAAGAATGAAGTCTCTGAGATTAAGTCCCTCCTGAAAGAGTTAGTAAAAAATGCCCGCAATTAACGTCGCTAGGACAGATACTTTTGAAGTCCAAAGACAAAAAATTAATCAACTAGGTGCCGCCCTATTCAATATTTCTGCTGGTGGAACAGACCTTTCTACTGGTGTTCTAAAACTAGGGGATGGAACCAAAGATTTCCCTTCTCTAGCATTCACTTCTGACGATACGTTAGGTTTTTATAAGTCTAACGTCAGAACAATGGCGTTTGCTGTTAACGGTAAAAGGATTTATGATTACAATGATAATCAAACCACCTTTTACAGAGACTTTGTAATTAGGAAAAATACTTTATATACACAAGGTATTTTTGTACAAGCACCTGGTCAAAATTACGACGTTGGAGAGTTTACAGATATTCCTGGCGTTGGTGGTACTGGTTCTGGTGGTACGTTTGATATCACAGTATCTCCTTTTGATGGAACTACTACACCAGGTTCTGGATACATTTACACTGGTGCAGGTGGAGGATCTCAAAACTACAGTCAAGTCAATCTTGCAGGTGGTTCTGGTACAGGAATTGAAGTAACACTTCTCTTCTCTAGTGGCAGTTTTATTCAAACTACCATTGATAATTATGGTGAAAACTATATTGTTGGTGACATTTTAACACTGCCACCAGATGTCTCTGGCAGTGGAACAGCAGACGATGAATTTGGAACAATTACTGTTGCTTCTACTGCTGGCATTTATCCTGGTTGGTTCTTCACACAGACTGGCGGTACTGCCACAATCACTGCTCCTGTAGATCCCATTTCTGGCGCAACACAAGACATTACCATTCAATCGGTTTTAGACGAGACAACATTTAGTGTTAGCGGATCTATTGATGTTGGTGGTAGTGTCAACTTTGATGTTGATGCTCCATGGGGATCAAATGGTAATGGATATAATTTTACAATTGATAAAGCTGGTGTCGTCACCAGCGTCTCTGTTAATGCTGCTGGCAATGGATATGATGTAGGAGACATAATTGGTGTTAATAATCTAGACCTAACAATTCCATTTGATTATGTCGTATCTACGATAAGTTTAAACCAGTTAACATTTACAACTAATATTGCTGCTGGTACATTCTTTGTTGGACAAACGTTATTTGCAACTGATCCTAATGGTCCTGGTGGAGATGCGTCTGAAATTTTAGTTAGAGAAGTTGTTTTAGATGGATCGTTAGTTGATTTTATTGTTGTAGAAAGTATATCTGGAAGTGCTGGATCTGGAAATACAATTTCTACCACAAGCGGTGGTGCTACAATTGCTACCGTTGATACGTCAGACAACGTAAACAGATATACCATCGATATTGATGATGGAAATGGTGCTGTAATTTACCCAGATCTATTACTATACAAGAGTAACACATATGATTTTGATGTAAGTGGTGCCAGTGGACATCCATTCAGATTCTCTATTCACCAAGGTGGTTATTGGACTCAACCTGTAGTTGAAACTGTAAATCTAGATGTAGCATCTAAAGATATTACAGTAACTAATGCATCTGGTGTATTAGTTGGTATGGAAGTTATTGTCGATACCAGTGTTGTTGTTACTGATTCTGGTCAATTTGCAGAAGGAGCTGTTGTAGAAGCAATTAATGGAAATGTAATTACTATGTCTGAGTTTCCCACTCAGGCTGGTGCAACACCATGTATTATTAGAGGTGCTTTATACGAAGGAAATGAAGTTGAATATGGAAGTGAAACTGTAAGAATTGTTCCTACAGATTCTACACCATCAACTCTTTACTATTTCTGTACTGACCACCCATATATGTCAGGTCAGTCTGTTATTACAGTAAATTATAATAATCCAAAAACTTTTGGTAGTGGATTTGAAATTGGTGTTTCTAATATTATTTCCGAAGATGTAGTAACTGGTGATGTTGCAACTGGTAACATTAACGTTGCTGCTATTACTGGTGATACTGTTAACGTTGAAACTGTAAATACCACCACAACAAATACCACAGATCTAATTGCAGAAGAAGTCAAGTCTGCTTTATATACTGACGATAATACTATCGAAATTACATCTGGATCTGGTAACGTACAGTTAACAGGTGCATTTGTAAACTTTGGAACAGAAGCAAATATTCAAACAAGTTCTGGAGACTTCTTAACAGCAGGTGAAATTAGAACTGACTTTAAATTTAACATCAAAGATATTTTAACCATTGTAGACAATAACATTTCTACAACTGGATCTAATGATTTGTTGTTTACCCCTCCCGCTAACAGAGTTGCGAAGTGTGATGCTCTGACAGCATTTGTTATTCCTTCTGGTACAACAGCACAAAGACCAGGCGTTGGTATTGTAGAGGATGGTGCTATTAGATTTAATACCACCACACAGCAGTATGAAGGTTATTCCGAAGACACTGGGCAATGGTCTTCTCTGGGTGGTGTTCGTGACCTAGATGGCAACACGACTATTACCGCAGAACTAGAAGTTGGCGTAAACGATAACATCTTACGTTTCTACAATGATAGTAAGATTACAATGCGCTTCACTCCGTTCTGGATGGAGTTTTATGAAGTCAATAAAGTACGTGCATTGAATCCAACTGTCCCTGCGTATAGCAATTGGGCAGCAAACACACCAGTAAGCGCAGGTCAATATCTCAAGTACAGAAACAATCTGTATGAAGTAACTGGTTCTGGTGTTACTGCAACTGATGGTAATGCGCCAGAGCATACCGAAGGAGAACAGTCAAATAACACTGCCCTCTTAACTTGGTATGCATTTGCAGTAAACCCATTAATTGTTGATGAATGTACAGAACTTAGAATTGGACCCCAAGGAGATCTTCCTGTATTAATTAACAATGATCTAAAATTATTTGAAAACAAAATTACAACTACAGTAAGTGATCTTGTTCTTCAACCAAATACAGGACAAAAAATTACATGTGATGCAGTTTCTTCTCTCGTAATTCCAGTTGGTAATGGAGATGAGCGTGGTGCTGCTATTCAGGGTTCCATTAGATACAATACTTCAGATAGTCAGTTTGAAGGTTATAACGGAAACCAGTGGGGTGGTCTTGGTGGTGTAAAAGATATCGACCAAGATACCGAGATTAAAGCAGAACAATCTCCAGGATCAGATGAAGATACACTGTTCTTCTACAACAATGGAGTAAACACTCTAAGAGTACAAGAAAATGATATCGAATTTGATATTGATACATTTGTATCAACAAACGGAGATTTCAATTTAACAGGAAATAGAATCACTCTAGATAATAATACTTCCACTTTTGAGCACTTAACTTCCAGTGCATTCTTACATACAACTAAGAGTCAACTAGATTTTGGTCTATCTGCTGGACTCAATGTAGATCCTCTCCTAAGATTAGATTCCTTGGGTGATATCTATTATAACCTAGGATTTGGAAGTGGTACTCCAGAGATGGTCAAATTATTTGACACTGATCTGAAGACTATTGAATATAATGATTTGAGAATTTCTACAGTTGATATTCCTTTAGTCAAGGACACAGCAGATGTAGGTGCAGCAACTCTTTATAATGTTAACACAGAAGAGTCTGCTAAAGTTTATTGTGTGGCACATAATACAACCACAGGTGACAAAGAGTTTATCGAGTTTGCTGTCATAGATAAGAGTGGAACCGTATATTTTAGTGAATACGGTAACATTAAAACAGGTGCTGATCTAATTCATGCTACCTTTGACATTGACTCCCTGTTCAATGCAAGAGTGACATTTACTCTACATGATGATCTTGCAACTAATGATGTTGTTAACATTAACGTAGTTTCTTACAACCAGAAGAAGTAAAATGGCAGGAAGTTTAAAGACATTTGACTCCCTTGGGGGATTCTCAATTGGTGATGTTGAGATGTTGTCGCATGATTACAATGCGAGAAACATCCATACTTTTGAGTTAAAGAATCAGTTTTATACCGATTCAAAATCAACACGATATATTTTAAGAGGAACGAATACTGCAATTCTTTCCGTGAATTTAGTTGGAGATCAAATTGATTTACCACAATCATCTATCAATTTTATTACCGCACAGATTATCGCTGTAAACACAACAAATTCTGGTACGTTTGTAGCAAAGTTTGAAAATTGTGTTACTAATGATGCATCGGGACAAGTTGATACTATTTCTAGTTTGGAAACAATTATCAGAGATAATATTCCAGTTGGAGAGAGTTGGACTGTTCAACCATTTGACGATGGTGCAGCAAACAAATTTAGTTATTCTACCGTGAGAGGTGGTACAACTACATCAATTAAATGGCTTGCTGTAGTTGAAGTTGTCAGTGTTGCATGGGCCTGACACTAAATATAAACGAGCATATAAAACTACGGCTGGGGCTGGATAAAAAATGGGTTTTCAGTTTAATTCCGATAAAGAAATTATCAAGGCTTTAAAGCCAAGAATTGTCGGTGAACAAGAAGTAACTATTAGATCAGGTTCTGGATCTAATGAGAAAGAAATATTTCGTGCTCAGATCGATGGCGAAACCGATTTGCCACGTATCGGTATTAACCGAACTGGTAAACGAGTAGAGAGAATCGAAATCAATCCTGGTGGTGGTGGAGCAGGATATACTCTACAACCAAATGTTACTCTCTCTGCCCCAACTGGAGAAGAACCCGTTCAGGCGTTAGCATCTGCTGTTATCAATAACGGTGCCGTAGTTGCAATCATCGTAGATGAAGCAGGTAATGGATACACTGCAGCACCTATTGTAACAATTACAGGTGGTAATGGTACTGGTGCTACTGCTACCGCATTCCTAGACACCGTTGATTATGAACTGGACGTTAACGGTGCTATTAGAACTTCTACGTCTATCATTTCTGACACGGCGAGAATTTTAAACCTAGATATTGACAACTTTGTTACTGCAGATGCTAATTTTAGAGCACCTAACTTAAAAACATTTGCCAACTCCACAGGTCAATCTTTTGTACCAAACGTTGTTTTACAAGAAGATTCATATAGATGGGCTGGCAATAATATTTACCAAGCATTAAATACTGGACAAACAGGATCGAGCGCACCTTCACATACCGATGGTATCGCTCTCAACGGAGAAGTACAGTTTAAGCATATTGGTTTCCGTGTAGAAGATGAGAATCAGCCATTCTATCTACAGTCTGGTGATTCTGGTGTTTTCCCCCGCTCTATCACTCCATTACTTGGCGATAGATCAGACAAAATTGCAACCACAGAATACGTTCTAAATCTAGCAACAAATGACGTTGGTGGTAGAATCTATGTTTCTCAGCAGATTGGTAGCGACCAGAATGATGGTCGATCTGCTGTTGCCCCTGTCAGAACAATTAAAAAGGCATGTCAACTAGCGTGGCAAACGCCTGGCGTCAAAGAAACAATTATTGTTGCTGGTGGCGATTACGTAGAAGATAACCCAATCTCTATTCCACCAGATGCATCGGTCGTTGGTGATAACTTACGTTTGGTTATCATCAGACCTAACAATCCAAGAAAGCACATCTTTAAGTTTGGTGATAAGAACTACGTTATTGGTGTAACTTATCGAGATAAAGTTGACTCTAACAATGATCCAGTTTCTACTTGGGACTTTGCTATGGTCTTTGACGATAAGCAAAGAATCACATATGATGCATCCTCTGGTGGTGACTTTGAACCATATTTCCCAGTAGGTCATCAAATTTTTGGTCCCGATGAGTCCAGAGTTACATTCCAAAACAACGAAGGTTTATCTCAGTTAGTTGCTGGTTTAACTGTACGTGGTGTTAACACTGGTGCAATTGGTACTTTGCTAGTAGTTTCATTTAAGACTACTGTCGGTAACGATGCATATGTAACAGGTACATTTGATTTACAAGTTAACAGTGGTACTTTCAACGCTGGTGAAACTTTCCAATATGATATTCAAACTGGTACTGACGGAAATGGTGATCCAGTATTTACAACTTACAATTTAGTTTCTACCGATATTCGTTCGATTAGAGCGGAAGGTGAGGTTGTATTCGAAGATAAAGCTGAGAACGATTCGGGTCTTCCTATTGTAAGAATCGACTTTACTCAGCAAGGAACATTTTCTGGTGGTTTCCAAGATCCTGGATCTACTGAAGATCTAGGTGGTATTGTGTTCTATACCAACGCTCTGGTTGGTAGACAGAATACACATGACTTTAAAGAAGGTCAAGAAATTTTCATTGAGGGTTTGCCTGTTTCAAGTCCAGACTTGTCTTACTTAAATGGAAGACAAAGAATCTATAAAGTTATTGAAGATGCTGATGGTCGTGCAAGACGATTTGTTATTCCCAAGAAAGTAACCGATCCTAGTCTTGTTACTCTCGATAACTTTAATCCTGGTCAGTTTGCACTGGTAAAAAAAGAGTCTAAGTCAGTTACTCTGTCTTTGCTCAACTCTCCAAACACATTCAACCTAGCAACTCCTATTGCTAGAAGATATCAGGATGCTTGTTTACAGATTAGAAACAATATTGATTTCATCAAAGATGAAGTTGTACTAAGAGTTCTAGATGAATTTGCCAAGAAACATTTTGCTGTTTTCAACATTGGCACAACAAACGTAACTAATGATACGTTTAGTGTATATCTTGGTGGATCTTCGTTTGATCACACTTATGTTAGCGGTGGTACTGTTACGTTTAACGGAACAACATATACAGTTACTGGTTTTAACTATAGCAACAATGTAACTGGATTTGCTACAATTACAGTTAATGCAACTATTGTAGGAATTGCAGAAAAAGATATTGTCAAAATTGAAGACATTTTAGTTGAGTGTGAGCAAGGTCAGAAAGTATATCCATCGTTTAATATTCCTATCAGCGATGAGAAGTGCCGTAGAGACGTTGGACATATTGTTAATGCTGTAATCAGAGACTTAGAATTTGGTAGCAACTATCATACTATTGAAGCTGCTAAGCGTTACCTTGATGGAACAAGCAGCTACATTGATTACGTTGACTATGAGATTATTCAAACAGTCCGTGCCGTTGAATATGCACGCGAACTTTGCATCTTTGCGATGCGTAAGTGGAGAACTGGAACTGGTTTGCCTGGTCAACCTATCTACACTCCACAATATTCTACTGTGGAAAGATATTTTGACCCAACTGTTATTGATGACCCCATAACTGGTTGTGCAAATGTAGCATCTGCAATTGATACACTATTCTATCTGTTTGTTGATGTTCTTTCAAATAATGCATCTGGTACATATCTAGATGCGGCATATTTGATTGCTAGAAACAGAGACTTTATTGCTGATGAAGCACTAGAATTAACTAAAGTACAATATCCAACATTGCAGTTTGGTACTGTTGATCCTCAAGCAAACAGATATCAAGATGGTGTCAACTTAATTGAAGCGAATAGAAGTGAAATCATCGACAGATCTGTTGCTCAGATTGCTGTATTCCATCCAGACTTCTATATTCCTGGCGACTCTCAAACAGACTCTGGTTCTAGATATGCTGATGCATATAGATTGATCCAACAGAACCGCAGTGAAATTATTGGTACTGCTTGGACTAATATGGTCACACAGTATCCTGCTGTTGCTTCTACTGAAACCAAGTGTAAGAGAGACATCGGTTATATGATCGATGCAGTATCTCTTGACTTATTCACACAAGGCAACCAGTATACTCGTAAGTTCATTGGTTTATATTTCGATGATACTACAACACAAATTGATAATGGTCTAGAAGGAGAAGAGACAGAATCTATCTACGCATTCAATCAGGCAAGAGATCTGATGAAGGCGGCATTGACAAACCAATTGTCAATTAAAGATCTTACTGTAACTGCTGATCCTCTCACTGGTTCTAATACTAATACAGGATCTTGTGCTGATGTACAAACAGCAACCGATACCCTAACAGAAATTATTACTGATGCTCTTCTCGCTGGCAATCTAAATGCTCTGCCCGCAGAGAACACAGGTGTTTCTGGAACTGGTGAGACTAAGTGTAAGAGAGACCTTGGTTACTTAATCGATGCTGTTAAAGCAGACCTTGCCATTGGTGGCAACGCATCTACAATTAACTTCATCGAACAATATTTTGATCAAAATGGTGATCCAATCAGCAACGGTCTTGTAGGTGAGACCGCAGAGAGCGTTACCGCTTTCAATAAGGCAAGAGACATGATGAAACTTGCCGTTACTAACTCTTTATATGAAAAAGATCTAACCATTTCCGCTGGTCCTCAAGTCTATGGTACAGCAGATGAAGCGGTCATTTATGGCGATTCTGGTAATACTGCTGCTTGTATTGACGTTCAATCTGCTATCGACACTCTAGTTGAAATTGCGACAGATGCAGTTTCTGCAGGAAATCTCGACAGTCTCCCAGTAGAGAACACTGGAGATTTTGTTGTTACCGAACTGGATAACACCGTAGGCGAACAGAAGTGCCGTAGAGATATCAATTACATCATTACTTACATGATCCGCGACCTCGTTCTAGGAGGTAATGCAGGGTCTGTTACCGCTGCTGAGGCATACTACACTGGAGCGCAGTTAACAGGCGTTCCAGAGGCACAGAGACCTGCTACAGCGTATGCATTTGATAGAGTCAAGGAACTAGCAATCCTTGCAATGCGAAATTGGTTGACAAATGGTGGTTCTGGTGCTCAGTATACTCCCGTCCACACTCCAATTCCACTATTTACAGACAATACAATTTTAACAGATCCAGCAGGCACACCATATTGTGCGAATGTTGAATCTTCGATTACAACATTGATGGATCTAATTGGAGACATCTTAGAAGGAACAACTGCTCCTGGCGCAACAACCAAGGACTTTGGAACTCTCTATGACACTTCCAATCTCTATACATATCCCGATAATTATATCACAGATGCTAATGGTCAATTAGTTACAATTAGATCTGACTACGATGATTACCCAATCATTGAAGCATCACCATATACCCAGAACTCATCTGTTATCTCTTTCCTAGGTGGTGGCGGTGCTGAGGTTGACGGTGCAAAAGTCAAGCAACCCAACTGCCCATTCCCTGGATTGGAACTTGACGGATCCGCATCCTTCCCCAACCAAGGTAAGTCGATGGTTGCTGCGGCATTTACGATTGTTTCTTTTGGTGGTACTGGTTATAGGATTGTTAACGATGGTTACACCCAGTTGGTTTCGGTCTTCGTTATCTTCTGCGAAGACGGTGTTCTTGCTGAGTCTGGTGGTTATGCATCTATTACCAACTCCGCTACCAACTTTGGTACATTTGCACTACGCGCAATTGGTTACAGAGATGAAGCATATAGCTTTGACGTTGCAACTATTTCCAACTCTTCGTCTACTCCTACTGGTAGAACAATCTTCACTATTGATGGATTGGGTCGTGAACCACTAGAGCACTATATCGTCAAGATTGATGGTCATGAGAATGTAAATAGCGAAATTGAATACTTTATCGATGCTGTTGGTGCAGTAACAGTTGGTCCTCCTTTCTCTGCTCAAATTACTATTGACAGTGGAACTGGTGGACCTGCAGAGTTTAAAAATACTTTAACTGGTCAGGCAGTATCAAATGCTTCTCTGGTTGGTGAAACAATTAGACTACACAGACCATCTATTGTTAACTCTTCTTCTCACACTTGGGAATTTGCTGGTTCTGGTACTGACTACAATGCATTGCCCGAAAACGGTGGCACTAAGGTTGAGTCTAACGAACAAGTATCCGAACTATATGGTCGTGTATACGTTTCTGGTACTGACGAACTTGGTGACTTCAAGGTTGGTACGTTCGCTAAGATCGAGAACAGAACTGGTGCTATTACCTTCACGGGTACTGTTACCATCTCGGAAGTTGAATTCTTGAAACTGAAAGGTGGAGACGTTGTTGTTACTGGTTTCGACGCATCCAACACTCTTGGCGGCGCTAATTCTTCTAACAGCAAAATCCCAACTCAGAAGGCAGTTAAAGATTTTATTACCAACAACCTTGGTCCATACATCAACAAACCATACTCTACAAACGCTGTTCCTAGAGCACTGGTCGAACTAACCGATTCTGGTAAGATCTCCGCTGACCAGATCCCTGCTTTGCGTCCTTTCAACGTCTTCACCGTTGCAAACGAAGATGAAAGACTTGCTATTGAAGGCGCACTTGCTGGTGACATTGCAATTCAGCAAGATGAGGGTTCATCTTACATCCTAAACAATGACTTAGGAAGTCTATATCTTGGTTTCAATCCCTCCGCAACACTATCCTTTACTATTGGAGATATCTTCACTGGAAGAAATCCAAATGGGACTGTTGGACCACTAGCAACAAACCTAGATGCAAACTCACAGCAAGTAACACTAACAACAACTGCGGGCATTTCTACTGGTTGGGTTGTCACCCAAGGTTCTGGTGATACTGGTGAACTTACAAATGACGGAAGTCAGATTACTGTACAGTCTATCAACAGCAGCACAGAAATTACTCTAAGTGCTGTTCCTGCTACATCTGGTGCTGCTAACTTAACATTTACAGATAACACTACACGAGGTCAGATTCAAGCAACAGAATACAGAAAAGGTGTTCTGTACCAGATCAACATTACCGATCCTGGCGAAGGATACACTTCACCACCTGTCATCACAATTGCTGGTGGTAATCCTGGTCTTGGTGCTGTTGAGGCAAGAGCTTTCTGTACCATTGCAAATGGTCAGGTTGTTACTATTGAGATCTATGAGTATAACAATTACATTGGTGGTACTGGATACACCGAACCACCTACAATTACATTCGACGCTCCAACAGGAACTGGTAGAACTGCAACTGCTGTAGGTCTAATTGAAAGTAGATTATATGGTGACATTGTTAACCAGATCAAGATTGAAGACACCGAAGTTATTCTATCCAGCGATATTCCAGCAGAAACAGTTTCTATTAACAGAGTTGTCAATACTTCTGCTTCCGATGATCTTAACTGGGTATCTCTATCTTCGGATACAATTTCCGCAAACCAGATTGTTGAAGGTGTTATTGAAACAGCACGTCTTGCAAACAACTCAGACGCTGCAAACTCTAATACATTCCTAAGAGGTGACCAAGCATATGCACCTGTTGTTCAATCGCTAAAGGGAGCAGAAACAAGATACTTTGCAGCATTGAATACTCAATGTTCATCTGGTTCTTCCCAGATGATCTTTACCACCAATTCCGATGTACTATTGGGTCACGAGGTTGTAGATAGTGTAACTGGTATTCAACCAAATACAAATATCAGTGGTGTTGTTACCACTGGTGGTCTGACAACTATTTCTCTGAACAACCCAGTTGTTGCAACTATTCCTGCAGGAACTGTTATCGAATTTGAGCGCGGTGCATCTCCACTCAAATTTGAATCTACATACACGGTTGGTAACTTCATCGACAGCATCATCATTGCTAATGGTGGTCTCGGATTTACCTCTGGTCAGTATTATAACGTACCACTTACAGGTGGTACTGGTAGTGGATTGAGAGTTAACATTGTTGTTACCAATCAAGTTGTTACCGATGTTGCTATTTCCAGTGGTGGTGCTGGATATACAAGTGACTTTACTGTTACAACTTCTCCAGCAGAAATTGGAAGTGGTTCTCAGTTAGTTCTACAAGCAAAAGTCTCCACAGTTAACAAGCAATATGCAAACGTTGCAGTTGACCTAGACCGTGTTACCGATGCAACCATTTCTTCTGATCTATACGGAACACTTGGTGTAGCAAGATTCTTTAAATCTCAATTTAACATCGGTACAGCTGGTAATGGTTCTATCCAACTTAAGACTGGTGCAGACAGTGGTCTAGACGCTGACTTGCTCGATGGTGCTCAAGGTGCATACTACCTCAACGCATCTAACCTGAATGCTGGTACGGTCAACCCAGACCGTATGAGTGGTACGTATGACATCAGTATCTCTGGTCAGTCTGGTTCCACAATCCGTATGATTACGGGTACTGGCAACCCCAATGACAACTCTCTGCCAAATACTTTCTCTGAAGGTATTATTGCTCAGACCAGATACAACACCGCAGATGGTCTCTCTGATGGTGGTGCTAGACACCTATCACTCACAATCAGAAATGGTGGTAGCAGCTTCGACTCCACTTACGGTGGTATCAGACAGTTGGCATTCACCGATAATGACAACATGTGGATTCGTGGTTCTGGAACTAACGTTACCGCATGGGGTTCTTGGGCAAAGGTTTGGACTTCTCTCAATGATTACTCTGCTGGTGGTGAGCAAGGTCCAAACGCATTCAGACTTGCTAATAAGCAAGGTGAGTGGTATCAGAATGCTCTGAACATGAACTATGGAACTCTATCTGACAATAGACTTCCTACTTACCAAGATGAGAAAGCATTCCAAGATGCGATTGAAGTACGTGAAACAACTGGTCTACCAAGATTTAATGTTTATATTTCTGGCATTATTCTTAATGCTACACCATTCCTACCAGGCTTGGTTGTTAACCTCTATAACGCCAACTCTCAGGGTGTTGGTACGATTCTAATTACCAACCTCACTACATTTAATGATACCGATAACTTTAATGATTACACCATCTTAACTGGTACTCTGACAACTGGTTCGTTTGATGGTGAACAAGGTAAGGCACTGACAATTGGTACGGCATCCAATCGCGTTAACTTCCAAGATTACACTAGAGATGTTAGCGGAACGTTCCAAGTTTCTAGACTAGAGAGTGATAATGGCGTTGCCAAACTCTACATGGGTAGAACAGATGGAGCTGCATCTTCCCCTGCAATTTACTTCAGATCTTCTCAAGTTGCAGCAACTACTTATAACTCGGCAATTGTAGCAACTGGTGGTAATGCATCTAATGGTTCTGGTACTTTGGATGCTCAGGTTGTAGATTCTAATGGATTTACAGTTAATGGTGGTACAGTTTGGAACTCTGGTAATACAGTATTCAATACAACCAATGTTGCTTCCACATATAATGCACAAGGTGAGTTCATTCTAAGATCTGCTGTTGTCCGTGATCAGAATGGCAATTTTGCTGCTGGAACAATTACTGCATCATTAACTGGTGCTGCATCTCTCAACGTCCTTAAGGCAGGCGATGTCATGACGGGCACGCTTGAGTTGACTGGTGCTGGTTCTAACTTGATTGTTTCTGGTACAACTGGTCTAACAGGTAACGTCACAATGACGAATGACCTGAACGTAGATAGTGGTACACTATATGTTGACTCCGCAGACAATCGCGTTGGTCTAGGAACCACAGATCCACAGGCACAACTACATTCTTATGCGAATGTAAGCAACGGTGATATTTGGACTGCTGCAAGATTTGAAACCCTCAGAGGAGACTTCACTGCAGTACCTGGCGGTATTCAGTTGATGTTCAAGAATCAGGACGGCAACAACAATACCAACGAAGCATACCTCAAGGTAGTATCTGTAAATGACACCGACTACGGTGACAATGATGAAGCAAACTCTAACTTCATCTTCAGAATGACTGATGGTGGTACTGCAAACGATAGAGTCATCTTTACAGGTGACGGTCGTGTTGGTATCAAGACCATGAATCCAACCAGCAACCTGTCGGTTAATGGTTCGATGAATGCAACAACTATTGTTGCTGACACATCTCTTACGATTCAAGATGCTGCTGATAACACTGGTGCTCCACTATATTTCCGTGGTGCATCTGGTTTCAGAAACTTTAGAATCGGTAACCAATTAAATGCAGATGATGTATTTGAAATTACACCATCCGCAACTAACGGTGCTACTGATTGGCAATCTGTTCCTGCTATTTCTGTTAAAGGTAGCACAAAACAGGTTGCAATTAACACCTCTTCGTTCCAAGGTAATGATCCAGAAGATAACACACTAAGAACTTATCAACTTAATATTGAAGGTGATGTTAACTTTAATGGTCAGTTGTTCCAAAACAACGCCGAATTTGTTACCTCACGTTGGACTGAAGCAGCAAACGAACTCGATATCTATAGAGCATCCAAAGTTTGGATTAATCCAGATCCTACTGCTAGTGGATTCACTGGAAACCCAACTTATTCTTTACAGGTATCTGGTTCTCTTGGTGTCAATGGTGCGTCGTTTGCTGATGGAACTAACACTCTAGTATATTATGCAAATGGAGATAAGCAATACTTAGATTCTTACGGCGTATTTAAGTCTAATAGAAATACAGTTTCCGAAAATGTCACTGTCCCAGCAGGAACCAACGCCCTAAGCTCTGGTCCCATCACTATAAATAGTGGCACGACTGTTACCATCGATTCAGGTGCAGCATGGTCTGTGGTATAACCAATGAGTATCTTTTTTATTGATAAACTTGAGAGTGCTACGGGGTCTCAAATTGAGATCCCTAGTGGATTTAATTTATATCTTGGTCCTGTCAATTTAAATTCCGATGTTCTTATTCCAAGTCCTTCTGGACAAGGAGGTAAATTGGTTGGTTCAAATGGAACCAATCATGTATACCAAGATAGTCCTGGCGCATCAAATGTACAAGTATTCACATCTGGCGGAACATATACTCCAACAGCAGGAACTCGTCTTGCACATGTAAGATTAGTTGGAGCTGGTGGTGGTGCTTCTGGATATGGCGAATCTGGTGCATCTGGAGGATATGCCGAAGGATACTTTAATATGACTGGTGTCAGTTCTGTGACGATTACGGTCGGCACTGGTGGCGGGGGGACATATTATTCTGGAGGATCTAGTGCTGGAAACAGCACGTCTTTTGGTAGTTATATGTCTGCGACTGGTGGGAATGGAGCAAATTCTTCCCACCAACATTGCGGAGGATTGCCTGGCATAGGAACAGGTGGTCAGTTTGCATATTATGGTGGTGGTGGAACTGGTCACGGGTATAATGGGAGAGGTGGTACTAACTTCTTTGGAGGTTGTGGTGCTGCTGGTCACCCACAAGGTGGCAACTTTAATAATAATCATTCATCTCACGCGGTTCCTGGTACTGGTGGAGCTAATGGTTGGGCAGGTTCTTATGTTGGTTCAACTGGAAGGGGTGGTATGGTCGTTATTTGGGAGTATACCTAAATAAATGAAGCAACAAAGTATGCACTAGTGTAATGAGCACCTTAGCGTTTAATGAACTACGACCAGCTACTGGAACACAGGTTTTAATTCCTACTGGAACTAACCTAACAGTTGGTGGCGTTCTTCTAGATGCTGCTACTTTACTGCCAGATCCTTCTGGCGGAACTGGAAAATTATATGGTTCTGACGGAACTAATATTATTTTTGCTGAAAGTGGCGCAAAAGCAATTCAAGTATTCACTCAAGGTGGAACATATATACCCTCAGCAGGAACTCGTCTTGCACATGTAAGATTAGTTGGAGCTGGTGGTGGTGCTTCTGGATATGGAGAATCTGGTGGTTCTGGTGGATATGCTGAAGCGTATATTAGTATGATCGGCGTGAGTCAAGTAACTATTACTTGTGGAACAGGTGGTGGTGGTAGTTATTATTCAGGTGGTGCTGCAGGAGGAAATACAACATCGTTTGGAACTTTCTTAACAGCAACTGGAGGTAACGGCGCTAATACATCTCACCAACATTGTGGAGGACTACCAGGACTTGGTTCTGGCAGTGTTTTCTCATATTATGGTGGTGGTGGAACTGGTCATGGATATAACGGAAGAGGAGGTACTAACTTCTTTGGAGGTTGTGGTGCTGCTGGACACCCACAAGGTGGCAACTTTAATAACAACCACTCATCTCATGCCGTACCAGGTACTGGTGGAGCTAATGGTTGGGCAGGTTCTTATGTTGGTTCAACTGGTAGAGGTGGTATGGTTTGTATTTGGGAGTACGCATAAATGTCTATTTTAAAAGTTAATGAAATTAGATCCCAAACAGGATCTCAAATTAGTATTCCATCTGGATATGAACTGAGTGTTCAAGGAACTGTTTTGTCTTCATCTTCCTTGCCACCAAATCCAGCTGGAAATGCAGGGAAATTTCTCAAATCTACAGGTAGTGCTCTAACATGGGAGAATGTTGGACCTACTGGAATTCAAGTTTTTACTTCAAGTGGAACATGGACTAGACCATCTGGTGTCACTAAAATTTTGGTGAAACTTGTAGGTGGTGGCGGTGCTGGTTCTGGTGTTGGAGAAACAGGTGCTGCTGGAGGATATTCCGAAAGATTGTTGGATGTCTCTTCTATCACTTCCGTAAACGTAACTGTTGGACAAGGATCAACATCCCCCACTTATTATTCTGGCAGTGCAGGAAGTGGAAACTCTACGTCTTTTGGCACTTATCTAAGTGCTACCGCTGGTCGCGGAGCAAATTCTTCCCACCAACATTGCGGCGGTCTACCAGGCATAGGTTCTGGTGGAGATTTGAATCTTTATGGTGGAGGTGGATCTGGACATATGTACTGGTCTGGTCCTCCTGCTGGAAACTCTTATTTTGGTGGTGCTGGTGCAACTGGTCACCCACAAGGTGGAAACTTTGCTCATAATCATTCTTCCCATGCTGCTTATGGTTGTGGAGGTCCAGCTGGATATCACACCAGTAATCTAGGAGCAAATGGAAAGGGTGGTGTTGTTGTAGTCTACGAATTTAAATAAAATGTCAGTATTACGTGTTAACAGATTAGAATCTGCTACTGGTTCTAACATTACTATTCCCACTGGGTATAGTTTGAATGTTGGTGGACTACTCATCAATCAAGATACTCTTCCTCCATCACCAGCTGGTCAATCAGGAAAGTTTTTGTACAGCAATGGAACTGACGTTATTTGGCAAGTTGCTGGTCCTGCTAGCATTCAAACGTTTACTTCATCGGGAACATGGACTAAACCAGCAGGTGTTACCAGAATTCTAGTACAACTTGTAGGTGGCGGTGGCGCAGCATCTGGATTTAATGAATCTGGTGGCGCTGGTGGATATGCAGAAAAATTAATTGATGCTTCCAGTCTTAGTCAAGTAACAGTTACAATTGGACAAGGTTCTGGATCTTGGACATATTATTCTGGAGCAGCTGGTAGTGGAGGAACTACATCTTTTGGTAGTTTCTGCTCTGCAACTGGTGGCAATGGTGCTAATACATCTCACCAACATTGTGGCGGTCTACCAGGCGTAGGTTCTGGTGGAGACTTTAATCAGTATGGTGGCGGTGGAACTGGACATATGGGATGGGCTTGCGGTAAAGGCGGGCATACATATTTTGGCGGTGCTGGAGTTACTGGTCACCCACAAGGTGGTAATTTTGCTCACAATTATAGAACTCATGCTGCACCAGGTTGTGGTGGCACTTCTGGATATGCAAGTTCTAACCATGGTGCAACTGGAAGAGATGGCATGGTAGTCGTCTATGAATACAATTGATAAATAACTACACATAAGGAGATTTACAGGACCATGAAAAGCGTACTCGTTGATTACCGTGGGTGCATTACTGACGTTGTAGAAGTTGGACAAGAATTCGAAGTTTATAACGGTCCAGACACTGCAATTAAGTGGTGCCTATGTCCCCATGATGATGTTTCTAGCAACTGGATTCTTAACTATGATGGAACGTGGTTGAGACAAGAAGACAAACTTGAAGGAGATCAAGATCTCAAGAGACGAGTTGCATATGGTACAGTAGAAGATCAACTTGATATGTTGTACAGAGATATCAAAGCAGGCAATCTTGCTAGTGGCGAATGGATTACTCATGTAGATAACATCAAATCATCTGTTCCATCTACTGCTCAGTTTATAGCAGACCCAGCAAACACTGCTGGTAAGAAAGAATTTAGATTCGGTACTCCCGAAGCTCCTCAGTGGAATACTCTTCCAGAAGAATCTCGCCTAGACCCTTTCCGCGATAAGTGATTTAATATGAAAATTCGTTCGGTATGTATTGTCGGGGGTGGATCCTCTGGCTGGATGACTGCTGCTCTCTTAGCAAAGAATTTAAAAAATACAATAATCACTGTTATTGAACCAAAAGATGTTCCTACTATTGGAGTAGGAGAATCTACATTAGGTCATATTAACAGGTATCTACACGCTATTGGTCTTGAAGGTAAAGACAAAGAGTGGATGCCTAAGTGTGATGCCACTTATAAAGTATCAATTCAATTTACAGACTTCAAAGAATTGGGACATAGGTTCCAATATCCATTTGGTCAACATGACTTTAGTGGTAATAAAACACCACAAGATTGGTATAAGTTTAGGCATCAAGAAAACTTTTCTTCATATGCCGAGTATTACAATCCAATCACATATCTTGCAGATGCAAATAAAATGACAACCAGTAGGGAAGTCATTAGAAATTTTGATTTTATTGACGATACCGCATATCATTTTGATGCCACTAAGTTTGGAGAGTATTTAAAAAATGAAATATGTATTCCTAATGGAGTGCGTGTTGTTAGAGACAAGGTACAAAAAGTTTTTAAAAAAGAAGATGGCAGTATAGATTGGATTCTTTTAGAAAAATCTCCAAGACTTAGAATATCCGCAGATCTTTATATTGATTGCACAGGGTTTAAGTCTCTTCTTTTAGAAGAAGAGATGGGATCTAAATTTATTAGTTTCAATGACATCCTTCTTAACGACACAGCACTTGCTGCTCGTATTCCATATGTGGATAAAGAAAAAGAAATTCATAATGTAACTGACTGCCACGCACTTCAGTATGGATGGGTTTGGGACATTCCATTATGGAATCGTATTGGAACTGGATATTGCTTTTCTCAAAAATTTACTACGGTAGAATTAGCAGAAGCAGAATTTAGAAAACATCTAGCAAAAAAAGATAAAAAAAGAGCGGAAGAAGCAGAGTTCTTTAAGATTGATATTCGCCATGGTAAAAGAGAACGTGGTTGGGTTAAGAACTGTGTTGGCATTGGTTTATCATATGGATTCCTAGAACCACTAGAGTCCACAGGTTTATTAACTACACACGAAAATGCTCTCAGATTACTAGACACTTTACAAAGAAGAAATGGATTTATTTCTAAAGCAGATATAGATGGTTATAACATTTCTGCAGATAAAGACATTGAAGAAATGAAAGATTTCATTGCAATGCATTATGTTCTTTCTCAAAGAGATGATAGTTCTTATTGGAAGCATTGCACAAATAACATCGAAGTTGTTAAAGACATTGAGATGTTTGATCAAGTTATGAGAGCTCCAAGACTTTATCAAGAATTTGTATATAGTGTCACTAGATTCCACGATCTAGGTCCACTTGACGGTCTTCTTTACATTGCTGCTGGTATGGGGTATAATCCGTTATCGGAGACACAGTACCGATTTGCTTCTCGGGTAAAAGATATTACAGATAGTCTACAACAGTCAACTGTCCTATCTGATCATCTAGAATATGAAAAGAAAATCAAAGAGTATGTTGATACTCTCCCATCTACGTTTGAATTTTTAAGAGATTATGTTTACTCGTCGCAAAAAGAAGAGTCCATCTGTTAGATTTTTTAGTTTACTTCCTGCAGTAAATACACTATATCCTGTAATTTCATCCAAATTTCTGAAGAGAGATTGGATTGCAGAAGAGCAAGAAGATTATCAGGAAAGAAAATCTAAGTGTCCTATGGCAAAAATTTTTAATGCCGCCAAAGGATACACAGGAGAGATTCATAGTATTAACAATTGTCCAGCAGTTCATTCAATTATGAACCATGGATTAATTGTTAGAAATTGTGCTGATGTTGTTATCAGTATGAATGACGGCAATATGAGTCTTCAAGCTCCAACATTAGTTTCTGGTACACCATACGCAACTCTACACGAGGAAGCAGTATCAAAATGGTTGATTGATTCAAGCACTAGTACATATAAAAATGTCTTAAAGATAAACACTCCTTGGCGGATAACATCTGATGATGACATTATTTTTCTGGTTACAAAAGTGCCATTTGTAAATGAAACTAGATTCAGTGCTGTACAAGGAATTTTAGATCCTAAAATTGCATATGAAGTTAACATACAATTGTTTTGGCACAAACTAGAAGGACAAACTGTATTAGAAGCAGGAACTCCTTTAGCACAATACATTCCTATATCCAGAAGACTTTTGCATGGTCTTTCTTTTACATCTGAGGATGCTACAGAATCCGATTATAGATGTGAACAAGAAATGAATTTTGTTTATGACCATACACAACCATATATGGCCAACATGAAAAATAAACTCGGCAGAGTTCTAAAGGTACTTAAGAAATACTATGATTAATTTATTTTCTCTAAAAATATACGAAGGTAGTATTATACCAACCGAGCAAGAAGATTTAGATTCTTATAATTTTTTGAAGTCAGCATTTTCTCATTGCCCGTCAAATTATTGGGCAGGAGAAAGTGGAAAGTCTACAGGACAGTTTGGTTTAACACTACATGAAAATAAAGTTTTTGATTGGTTGTTCGAACCTCTGACAGAAGAAGTAAAAAGATATTGGGACATTCTTAACTATGCAAATCTAGATGTACGCATAAGAGATTCTTGGGCAAACCACCACACCTGCAAAGATACAACAGCAGAACATTCTCACAATGATGGGTACTATGGCAACTCCCATATTTCTGGTGTATTCTATTTTAGAAAACCTTTTCATGATGGTCATATTCAGTTATGCGATCCTTTGGATTATATTAAAAGGTTAACTCCATATAAGTCTATGAACGGAATTGATACTATATCAGAGCCAGTGCCATGTGAACAGTATGAGTTTATTTTGTTTCCCTCGTGGGTAAGACATAGAGTTCCAACATATGTCTCGGATAAAGAAAGAATAGCAATCTCTTTTAATTACATAGGTCATGAAATTCAATAGATTAAATCCATCGTCTGTTTATTTTGACACAGAGATCCTTGTTAAGGAAAAGATTGAAAAAGAATATTTTGAACTAGAGAAGGGCATCGGTTACTGGGTAACTGAGTGCCCTTTTGTTGATGGTAGTTTTGAAAAATTTAAAAAATTCGTAAATTCAAATCCTATTTGGCGCATGAACAATGAACCAGAGTTTGAAGATACAAATCCTTTCGCCACTATTCATTTAGCAACATTTGCTACAAACAAAATTAATAAATTGATTAGTAACATATATGGTCCACCTCCATATAGAACTGGATTTAATGATTGGGGAAATCTATATTGGAAAGATGAATGTAGACCTATCAAAAGGTGGAGACTACCACACAGAGACTACGGTAGTGGTCTTGTAGCAAATCTATGGTTTACAGATCACACAGAAACCGAGACTGGCACTCGTATATTCAAATACAAAGGAAAAGAGTATGGCGTTAGTTATGACTTCCATGTTGACTCTGAGCATCCCCTATACAACGAGTGGCACAGCATGGGTGCTAGAGAAAGGGAAGAGAGGTTTACCAACTTCTCGGATGAAGAAGCACTCTACTGGGGGTTCGAACCCCTTGGCATGGCACCAACTAAATATAGTTGTATGACGATGTATCATCCAAATATCTCACACACTCCATATATTGAAGACAGTGTAGATTTTAGATGGTCACATACTTTTGCGACATTTACTGTATGAATCTTGAATATATTTTCCCGACTCCCATTTGGTCGGTTGACGCAAACTTAGATCTACCAAAAGTAGAAGAATTTGTTTACAACTTGCGCGAGAGAAGTGACGGAAGAGTCATCTCTAATGCTGGAGGTTGGCAATCAGAAGATTTCACAGAAGATCAACTACCACCAGAACTATTTGAGAACTTTCTAAAGTTCTTAAAGGGAAACCTTCGTATGTGTTTTCTCGAATATGGTTCACAAGATATACCAGAGTTGCAAAACTTTTGGTTCAACATTAACAAGAAAGGAGATTACAATAAATCTCATGCACATGTGGGTTCATGTTTTTCTGGATGTGTTTACATTAAGTCGGATGTGAATGCTGGTGGTATCAATTTTGAGAGAGACTCAAATGAAGATTATATGATTGCATCTAAGTTTGGAATTAATACTTCCAGATTAGCAGCATCAATGTGGAGGTATAATAGCATTCCAAATATGATGGTTATATTTCCATCGTGGTTGCGACACTCTGTAGAAAAGTCTAGTAGTAATGATGATAGAATATCAATGGCGTTTAATGTGAGGGCAAAAAATGTTTAAAGTAGTTGACAATATAGTACCTGTTCGTTTACAAGAAGATCTTCATAGTTATTGCTTTGGTGATTATTTTCCTTGGTATTACATCCAAGACATCACTAGGAATGCATTTGTTCAAGGTGAGTATGCTCAACCAGGATTTCACCACACACCATTCAACGAATACAATCCCAGAGGATCTTCTTATGACTATTTTAAATGGATGTCATTTTTTATTGAAGAACAGATTGGGTATCATAAACCATTACATTTGTTTAGAATTAGATGTGGATTGAATATTTCCAATGTTTGGAACAATAGAGAATTTAAGCAAGAGTGGAATCATCCCCACATTGATCACAATCCAGAAATAGTTACTGGTCAAACATTCACATGTTTATATTATGTGAATGATTCTGACGGTGATACATTTGTATTCAACGAGACAGAAGAGTCTAATGAATATAGTGTAATGCATCGCATCACACCAAAACAAGGTAGGATTGCAATTTTTGATGGTAAGCAATACCATGCAAGTTCTTCACCCAAAGAAACAAACGCACGAGTGGTCTTAACATTTAATTTTCATGAAAAACTTTTTGGGTAAAATTGATAAGTACAACGACAAACCAGTTGTTGGAAGAGAAGTTATTGATCCCAGCGGATTGGTATCTTGGAAAATTGTAGAGGAGATTATTAATACCAATAAACTGTTTGTTGAACTTATTGAGGCTGGCAACAAAATTGATATTCCATATCAGAAGTATTTTTGGTATGGTAATTATGTACAAGACAAGAGATTTATTGTCGATAAGATTCGCCAAGGATTGTGTTTTGTTATCTTACAATATTCTTCATACAACAAAGAGATTAATGATCTATGTAAACTTATAGAAGAATATTTCCCAGTTCTTTGTGATGCACACATATACGGCGGTCTTTCAAAGTCTCAGTCTTTTGCTCCCCATGTAGATATTCCACCAAACTTTATTGTTCAAGTGGAAGGAACTACAACATGGAGATTATTCAAAAATGTTGCATCTGATTTACTTCCCCAAGAAGAAATTAACAGTATGATACCCAAATTAGATTTGGAATTTGAAGAGACACTAGAACCTGGCGATGTAATCTACATACCTTCTCGCACATTTCACCAAGCAATTCCATCTAATAAGAGATTATCCATTAGCATTCCATGTAGGTCTAAGAAGTATGAACCATCTTATACAAATCTAGATAGAAATCATTATGTTCTTACTTGAAGTAAAGGATGCTATACCACCAGAAGTGGTAAAGATAATGGATCTTGAGTTCACGATGATGCGTGATGTCATGAGGATCTATGATAATGGCATGGGATTTGATGAGGAAGAAGTTCCAAATGCATTTGCATGGTATGGTCCACTGTGCTTCGAAGCATTATCGTTGTACATACAACCAGTAATAGAAGAAGCAGTTGGTAGAAAGTTGTTTCCTACTTACTCATATGCTAGAATTTACGAGAATGGTAGTGAGTTAAAACGACATACAGACAGACCAAGTTCAGAAGTAACTGCTAGTTGTTGTCTGCGTAAAGACTCACCATGGCCATTGTGTTTTGAGGTTAATGGAGAAACAAAAGAATTTGATCTAGATCCTGGTAGTATCGTAATTTCATCTGGTGCGGAGATACCGCATTGGAGAAATCCATACACAGGTACTGAACATGTACAAGCGTTTCTGCAGTATGTTTATGCTGATGGAAAGTATTCACATCTTAAGTGGGATACCCGACCACACCTTGGAATGGACCAATCTACACGAACTATAAATAAATCACCATGAGGTATTACTATGTCTGACGAAGTTGTAATTACAGAAGAAACACAAGAAGAAGAAACACAAGAAGAAGAAGTTACTTTTGATTCTATGTGGGAAGGTTTTGTTTCTCAGTTAACTGAAGCAAGAGAGCGTGTAGAAGCAAAAGGCAAAGAACTAGAAGCAGCTACAGCTTCCATGACTCGTGTTGATCTTACTGAGTACAATGGTCTCAAAACCATGGTTACTAAACTTGAGGCAGCACTAGAAACTATGGATCTTATCAGAACAAAAATTCTGAAAGAAGAGTCTAAAATTACATTCACTTGAGGTTATTATGGATCCTACACAACTTAAAGAAAATTTTGAAAAGCAGATTGCTGAAACAGAAAAACAAATTATTGAACTGGAAAAGCAACTAGAGAAAGCAAAAGAATACAGATTAAAGTTAACTGGTGGATTGGAAACTCTTGGACTTCTAGCAGGAGAATCAAAAACGCCAGAAGAAACACCAGCAGAATAAATACTAAATCCCTTCTTCCTAAATAGGTAAGAAGGGATTTTTGTGTGTAATGGCATCTCCAAATTCAAGAGCTGAACTTATCACATACTGTAAGAGGCAGCTTGGTGAGCCTGTTCTCCAAGTTAACATTGATGACGAGCAAGTAAACAACGTTATTGATGATACCATTCAGTTCTTTCAAGAGAACTGCTACAACGGTATGGAGCGTGCATATCTATTCCATGAAATTACTGCTGATGATAAGACAAGATTCGCTGCTAGTGTAACTACTACAGAGGGATCAACGGACTGGAAAGAGACTACTAACTATATTCCAATCCCAGATCATGTAGTTGGTATCACCAGAGTATTTGGTCTTGTCAGCAATTCAATCCGTTCGAATCTTTTTGGTGTTGAATATCAACTGTTCTTGAATGATCTCTATGCATTTGGATCACTTGATATTCTTAACTATTACATGAACAAGCAATATCTAGAGACACTGGATATGGTTCTTAACAATGGATCCTTCCAGCAATTTAGATATACACAACGCCGCGATCGTCTCTATATGGATTTAGATAAAGACTTTCTCAAAGAAGGGTCTAATATCCTCATTGAGTGTCATCGTCTTATTGATCCAACAGACGCTACGGAAATGTATAATGATATGTTTGTAAAAAGATATGCTACCTCACTGATGAAAAAGATGTGGGGCATGAATCTAATTAAGTATAACAACGTTCAATTACCTGGCGGTGTTACTCTTAACGGTAGAGAAATCTACACAGACGCACTAGCAGAAATTGAGAAAATCGAAAGCGAAGTTCTCAGCAAGTATGCAATTCCACCAATGGATATGATCGGATAAGATGCCTACCAGTCCCTACTTTCCAACTTACTACCAAGGTCACAGTGGCGAACAAGGTCTCGTTCAGGATCTTGTGGATGAGCAAATCAAACTGTTTGG